AAATGCTCAGTCCCAAGTCAAGCAAGACTTCCTTACCAAACTCACAGATGGTCTAAAGAATGGCTAATATCAAGGAACTTATCCAAAGTATTGAGTCAACAGACTCATCTTTTGATGAAAAATTAGAAGCCATCAACAAGATGGAAGAAACCTTGGTGGCTATGCGCCAGCAAGAGGAAACTGCCGTTCAAGACAATGTAGACCTGATAGTTGAAGCCATCAAAGTGATGGAAAACAAGGTTACCGCACAACTAGAAGTTGCCAAGTCAATTATTCCCCAGAAGGGTGACAAGGGAGACAAGGGCGATAAGGGTGCAGATGGTCGGCAAGGCATAGATGGTAAGAACGGGCAAAACGGAGTAGATGGGAAAGACGGGATAGACGGCAAAGATGGCGTTTCTGTCTCCAATGCTCAGATTGACTTTGATGGATCGTTGGTTATTACTCTGTCTACTGGTCAAGAAATCAATGTTGGCGAGGTGGTTGCTCCTGAGTTGCAAGAAAGAATCAAACTTGTTACTTCTGGTGGTGCAGGTACTGTGTTACCAACACAAACTGGAAATGCCAATAAATATCTAAAGACTGATGGAAGTGCTTTATCTTGGGATGCCTTAAATGGCTCAGATATTGACCTATCTACTCCCCCTACCATTGGTAACACAACCCCAAATACAGGGACATTCACAACCCTAATCGGTGGTGGTAGTTCTGCTAACTACGGACAACTAACAGGCGGCGCTACAACCAAGGCGGTTGAGTTTAAAACCATAGGTAGTGACACCAATGTGGGATTGGCGATACTCTCACAGGGAACGGGTGCTATTGACCTAGCGGCTGGTTCTAGAGGTGTGAACATTAGTAACGGTGGTACTGTTACTGCGTTGACAAGAACTGCTGGTGGTACAGGATACACAGTTGCCCCTACTGTTACTATTTCTGCCCCAACGACTGCTGGCGGTGTTCAGGCTACTGCAACTTGTACTGTTACTGCTGGCGTTGTTGATACGGCATTTACAATTACTAACGCTGGCTCTGGCTATGTAGAACAACCAACAATTACATTTACGCCTGTAAGTGGTGGTAGTGGTGCTACTGCTTATGCTACTGTGGGGTCTGTAACAACTATTAAGTCTATTGGCTCTAGTACAACTGGAACAACTTTAGCAAGCATTCAATTTGTAACGCCAAACACTGCAAATCCGAACTATCCGCCTTTTACCATTCGAGATATTGCAAACTCTGATACAGGCTTAATCGTTTCCCCTAATACGGGCTATGCACAGTTGTTTGCTGGTAACGCAAGCAATTCTGTTTTGATGCTTGGGTCTGCTGGTACAAGTTCAATATATTTCAATACGCAAGGTGCATCTCAAACCAACCAAATGCGTGTATCCCACACAGCCTCTGCTGTTAACTATGTACAGGTGACGGGTAGTGCTACTGGTGCTGCTCCAGTAATTTCAGCGCAAGGTTCTGATGCTGCTGTTCAATTAAATATTCTTGGAAAAAGCACAGGTTTAGTTCTTATTGGAAATAACAATAGAGCATCTGCTAGATTTGATACAACTGGTGGTGCAAATTATTTTTTAATAACAGGAACAGCAACTGGTGTTGCACCATCATTGGCAGTAGCTGGCTCAGACACAGACATTGACTTGACCCTAACACCAAAAGGCGCTGGTGCAGTTCGTTTTGGTACACATACAGGAACTGTTCTTACCCCGACAGGATTTATAACCATCAAAGATTCTGGTGGTACATCTCGCAGACTTTTAGTAGGATAAACACATGGCATTACTCAAATCAATCGACACAGAATATGGCATACCAGCCCAGTACTGGAACATTGGCGCAATCCAAGAAGACTTTAAGGGTCAAGGCACAGAAATCACTTTCTACGGCTATGCCTCACAACAGGCTAGGGAGCAAGGCAAACAACCTTTGAGTGCTGGTAAGGTACAGATTAGCGGTAGTGACTATGTAGTGGGTGCTGACAGAGCGCAACTCTATGCAATCATTAAGCAAAAGCCTGAGTTTGATGGCGCAACAGATATTTAAGGAAAAATATGGCAACGACAGTAACCCTAAAACCTAATGCGATTGACCTCTCTGGCTCGACTTCAGGGACAACCACATTGCAAGCAACTGCGGTGGCTGGTACAACCACCATCACACTTCCTGCGGCAACTGATACCTTGGTTGGTAAGGCAACAACAGATACCCTGACCAACAAGACTCTGACTACTCCTGTAATCAGCACAATCTCTAATACAGGAACTATCACTCTGCCAACATCCACCGATACCTTGGTGGGTCGGGCAACAACGGATACTCTGACAAACAAGACTTTAACAAGTCCCACATTGACAACCCCAGCACTAGGAACACCAGCAAGCGGTGTTATGACCAATGTGACGGGCATCAATTACGATGGCTTTAAGAACCGCATCATCAATGGTGCGATGGTGATTGACCAGCGTAATGCGGGGGCTAGTGTTACTCAAACAACTTCAGTTATTTACTCCGTTGATAGGTTTTCATTTAATGGTAGTGTTACATCTAAATTTACTGTTCAACAAAACGCTGGTGCTGTAACACCGCCAGCGGGATTTATAAATTATTTAGGGATTACATCATTATCAGCATACTCTGTTCCAGCGGGAGAACTCTACGTTATTCGCCAAGCAATTGAAGGACTTAACACAGCGGATTTAACATGGGGGACAGCCAATGCTCAAACTGTTACTTTGTCTTTTTGGGTTCGCTCAAGTCTTACTGGAACTTTTGGTGGCTCTCTTAGAAATAGTGCGGCTGATAGAAGTTATCCATTTAGTTATGCCATTAACTCTGCAAATACTTGGGAACAAAAAAGCATAACCATCGCTGGTGACCAATCTGGAACTTGGCTAACAACTAATGGCATTGGAATAAATTTGTTCTTTGGTTTGGGTGTTGGCTCAACATACAGCAATACTGCTGGTGCATGGGCGGCTGGTGATTATCGTTCAGCCACAGGCGCAACATCAGTAGTCGGCACAAATGGCGCAACCTTCTACATCACAGGCGTACAACTAGAAAAAGGCTCAACAGCAACGAGTTTTGATTACCGCCCTTATTCTGCGGAACTTGCTATGTGTCAGAGGTATTTTCAAAAATTTAGTTCTTTTATGTCAAACTATAATGCATCAGGAACTATTTATTCTCCAGCTTTATATTTTAAAGTAACTATGAGAGCAACTCCAACAATGGATTCTGGAGCAAGTTTTACGGTAAGCGGTGGAAGTGCAGGAACTCCTGCTATTTTATCTGGCACTGGCGTTACAAATAGTCCTGATACAGTTGGTATTTATAATAGCGCAAACAATTGGTCAGCAAATCAATATATATCTCTTACTGCTGGTTTTAATTCGGAGCTATGATGATTACTTATAAACTTGCTTCTTCTTTTAATGGCATACAAAGCGATGTAATTATTCGTTCAGATGGTGCACAAATACCAAATGATCCAAATAACACAGACTATCAAGCCTATTTAAAGTGGGTGGCTGAAGGCAATACGCCTTTACCTGCTGACGAAGGAACACAATAATGACTACAACCATTAACGCATCAACTACAGCTGGGTTAGTACAGACTGCTGATACTAGTGGTGTACTTGCTCTACAAACGGCTGGTACTACTGCTGTAAGCATCAGTGCATCTCAAGTAGTAACCGTTACTAATGACACAGTTATCAATGGTATAACAGTAGGTAAAGGCGGTGGTGCTGTATCCACTAACACGGCTGTGGGTGTAAGTGCTTTGGCGGCTAATCAGGCTGGTGGCACAAACAACACTGCGATTGGTAACTCTGCACTAGATTCCAATACAACTGGAGATGCAAATACCGCAGTAGGTGATAACGCTCTCCAAGCCAACACCACAGCATCTAACAACACAGCAGTAGGTTATCAGGCGGGGTATAGCCAAACAACTAGCCCAGACAATGTTTTTATGGGCAACAAGGCTGGTTATTCAACTAGCACAGGAAGTGGCTCTAATACATTTATTGGGCAACAGGCAGGTTACTCCCACACAACTGGACAAAATAATCAGTTTTTTGGTGGTGGTGCTGGTTATTACATTACCACGGGTTCTAAAAATACAGTCATTGGCGCATATACAGGCAACCAAGGTGGCTTAGACATTCGCACAGCATCAAACAACATTGTGCTGTCTGATGGGGATGGGAATATTAAATTTTCGGCGAGCGCTTCATTTTTTTCACTGAACGGTTTTAACGCTGATGGTGATATTGGTGGCACTCCTGCAACTACAACATGGTCGTCAAACTTAAGTGATGGTGTTCGTTGTAATCAACCGGGCACTTCTTATTGGAATAGGGCTAGTGATGGAAATGTAATTAACTGGAGAAAAGCTGGTACAAGCTGTGGAAACATTTCCGTTTCTGGAACATCAACAACTTACGGAACATCTTCTGACTATCGTTTGAAAGAAAACATTACGCCAATGACAGGTGCTTTAGCTAAAGTAGCTCAACTTAAGCCTGTTACTTATACATGGAAAGAAGACGGTAAACCAAGTCAAGGGTTTATTGCACATGAAATACAAGCAATTGTTCCTGAATGCGTAGTAGGCGAAAAAGATGCAGTTGATAAAGACGGAAACCCAGACCCTCAAAATTTAGATACATCTTTCTTGGTAGCCACACTAACAGCCGCAATCCAAGAACTAAAGACTATCGTTGACGCACAAGCCGAGTTAATAAGCGGACAAGCCGCAACAATCAACGCACTAGTTACTCGTATAGAAGCATTGGAGAATAGAGCATGACCACAATCGTAGACGGAACAACAGGCGTAACATTCCCTGCGGGTGGAGTAGGTAATCCTGCTAGTGCTGTGGTGGGTTTAACTGATACTCAGACGCTTACTAATAAGACTCTGACTAGTCCTGTTCTAACAACGCCAGCATTAGGTACGCCTTCGGCTTTGGTGTTGACTAATGCAACTGGGTTACCACAGGCTGGTTTGGCTAGTGGCGTAGCTGGTAATGGGCCAGCGTTTAGTGCTTATTCAAATGCAAATCAAAGTATTACCGCTGGTGTAACAACAAAAGTTGCGTTGCAAGTAGAAGTGTTTGATACAGCCAATGCTTTTGATAGCACTACAAATTATCGCTTTACTCCCCAAGTTGCTGGATACTATCAAGTTAATGCACAAGCATATTTGGCGGCAACTTCTGGTATTCAATATACACAAGCAAAAATATATAAAAATGGTTCGCTTTACCAACAAGGGCAATTTTATTATGTATCAACTGGTACATCTGACACTATAGGATGTATTTCTACAATCGTATCTTTAAATGGTTCAACAGATTATTTGGAATTTTATACCGTATCTTCTGGTGGTACTAGCATCATAATTGCAGCAAGTTCAATCTATACCTTTTTCAATGCTTGTTTAATAAGGAGCGCATAACATGACGCTTTATGAAAAAATTATGGCGCTATATCCGTCTTTAACTGATAAAGATTTTATGGGTATAAATTCAACTATTGAGTTGCAAAACGATTCTGACGGCAAAGGCGATTACATAGCCAAGTGGGAACACCCAACATTGGCTAAACCTACAGACGAACAACTTGCATAAGGCTAACTAATGGCTTCCAACTACAGCATTACTCGTGATCAGATCATATCTTTAGCTCTTAGGAAACTAGGAGTGCTTGAGATTGGGGATACACCTGACGCTAACACTGTGTCTAATGCTGCCATATCTTTAAACTTGTTGATTAAACAATTCAACACAGATGGTTTAAAGTTGTGGAAAGTATCAGAACTTATTATTCCCCTTACTTCTGCACAGACTAGCTATGTCTTAGGTGGTGCTACATCTACTTTGATGTATGACTCACTAGCTCCTAATACAGCTATTACAGACAAACCTTTGAAAGTTATTCAAGGGTTCTATCGTAATACAGCATCTACTCCAGACATAGACACACCAGTGATAGTTATATCTAGGCAAGAATACACTGTTCTAGGATCTAAGTTCTCTACTGGTACACCTAACAGTGTCTTCTATGATGCCCGTAGGCTCAATGGTATTCTTTATGTATACCTAACCCCTGACGCTACTACACAAAGCAATCTAGAGCTACATCTGATAGCTCAGATGCCTATCAATGACATAAGCACAGCTAATGAACTTCCAGACTTCCCTAATGAATGGATGAACTGTTTGGTATGGAACTTAGCAGACCAGCTGTCTCTTGAGTATGGTGTTCCTATGAATACTAGACAAGAGATTGCTCTTCGTGCTTTAAACTACAAAGACAAGATGGTTGATTGGGATGTGGAGCCTGGTAGTACATTCTTTAGTCCTGACTTTAGATCTACATCTGTTAACTCTTATGGTATGTAAGCATGGCTACAGAACGCATACCACTTACTCAACC